TCGATACAATGGACTTAATCTTAGTTTTATTGACCCATATAATGGGTGGACTGGGGGTTCAAGTGGATCATATTTAGTAAGATATGATTACATTACAGATCTTAATACTACTTACGGAGCACCTTTTCTTACTTTTACTGATCCTACTTCTAATATAATACGTGATGTTTTATATCCATTCTGGACTTCTACTGGTTCAAATTATATTGAATCATCTGGAAATTCGTCTTTTACCTCTCCTAATATTAATTTAGCTACTATAAATCGTTTTAATACTCTTTTTAGTTCATCATTTTCTATGCTTCAAACATCTCCAAACCGAGACCAAACAGGATATGATGAAGTCACAACTCCATTTACTATTGAAACTGGAGACCAATTTAGATTTGGATATGATGAAAATAATGTGTATACTGTAGTAAGCCAGTCTTTTTCATTTCCTGGATTAGGACTTATATCAAACCGTATATTCTTTGACCGAGACATATCAACATCAGGATTAACAACATTTGAACTAAATAGTTTCCTAATACGAAGAGTGATTCCTGACCCCGCTTTGGTTATATTTGAATATACCAAACCTCAAGGAATAGGGGCAGATGGATTTATTTACCCTGCCGCCATACCTGATGAACTTGAAAACAATATAGACAAAGTTCAAGAAAAACTTAAAAGAGACAATGTCATATAATACATATAATAAAACAATAATATAACTATGGGATATTTATCAAATCAAACAGTAACAGTAGATGCTATCTTGACAACTAAAGGTAGAGAGTTACTAGCTCGGAACGATGGTTCTTTCCGTATTACTCAATTTTCATTAGCAGATGATGAAGTGGACTACACTTTATATAATCCAAACCACCCATCAGGATCTGCTTATTATGGGGAGGCTATTCAAAACATGCCTTTACTTGAGGCGTTTCCTCAAGAAACACAAATGTTAAAATACAAACTAGCCACTCTACCAAGAGGTACAGCTAAACTACCTGTAATTGACCTTGGATACACTTCCATTGTTATCAAACAAGGTGCTTCACTCTCTATTACTCCTCAAACATTAAATTATACAGGCGGTAATAACTTTGAATCATCAGGATATACAGCCATTATTTCAGATGTTAGATTATTTAACACATTCAATGGTGTTGGGGTTGATACAGAGGCAGCCAATGCACTTAATGTCACTCAAACTATTGGTACTAACATTTCTAAAACAGTAGTAGGTACTACCATTAACTTAAGAGCAACCACAGTAAATACTTTATTTGGAACCAATACAGCTTTATATGCTACTCTAACTGTAATAGGTAGAGACAGTGGTGCCCGTTTAACCATCCCAGTTCAAGTAACTAAAATTTCTTAAAATAGAATACTATGTCATTTAAAAGATTAGACCCAGATGATTTTGTTGTAAGCAGTGATGCTATCTCCTCAGTAGTATGGAGTACAGAATCCCCTACCTTAACAACATTTTTTACCTCATCTACCCAAGAAGCCAGTTCAACAGGAGATTATTACCTGAATGTTTATCAGACAGGTTCAACTCTTGATAATGCTGCTATTCAGTTTGCCATAACCTATGGTAACAAATATGGTAGTGGTAGTGCCTTATATAACTCATCAGTACCTAGAAATTCACCAACTAAAACTATTTTTGGTCAATATCAAAACTTAGTTATAGGAGATGAAAATACAGACTTTTCATTTGGTGGAACCACATCAGATGATTTCTGGGTTTTATCTATTGACAGAGCAAGATATAAAGAAAAATTATTCTTAGGTTCATTTACCCTCCTACTATCAGGGAGTGGTGGAGTATTGTCTTTAACTGAAAATTCATCTACTACAACTACTCAAACATTCAATGAGGCGGGAAGAGTATTCCAAATTGTATCTGGTTCAGTAGGTACTGTTTATACAGGTGTTAATTCATCAGGATACAGTCCGTCAAAAGGATCTTACGGCTGGTTCTTACCTGATATTGGTACTATCTTATTACACCCAACAGCCATCAGTGAATCAATCCAGTTAGTCCCATCCTACTCAGTTAACTCAGATGGTTTAAATAACCGTAGATTATATAATTCAATTAACGGAACAACTGCTCGTTCATTCCGTTTAAATAGTGAAGAAACTATTACCTCTGATTATGTGTTCATACGCCCAAGAAGTTCAGAATATAATTATTCAACAAACCCAAGCTACATATCGGGCTCAACAGGTGAAGTCATATATCCGTTATTTATTAATGCCCCTCAAACCTATATTACAACGGTGGGACTTTATAACGATAACAATGAGTTATTGGCTGTGGCCAAATTATCAAGACCATTGTTGAAAGACTTCACAAAAGAAGCACTAATCAGATGTAAACTAGACTTTTAATGAGTGCCTATAAGCAGTTCACTACTCAAGATGTAATAGTATCCCCTTTTAAAGTAAGCAAAGGTTTTACTTTTAAGGGGAGACTAGAGCTTTCCGGTAGTGCTTCTGACCCAATAGGTATTGAAACATACAGGGCAATATCATCTAGTGCTTTATTTGACCCAAATTCTGCAAGTACCACTGGTACTTCAACAGGTCAACAATACTCTGCGTTATTATATGACTCTATAAAGCACCTGTATTATTCCAACTTTTTAAGCTCGAGTTATGGAGATACAGGCTCATTAGCCCAACTAGTTCCTGGTGTAGACTCTGAAGGTGATAGATTAGTAGGCCCATATTTAAGTCCAACAAGAGAAAATTACCCTCAAACCAACATAACTTATCCAAGGTTATTTAACCAGATACCAACAGACAGGTTTTTTGTACTATCAGTACCTTCAAGACTATATGGTGAATATATAGTACCAAATTCATTTAATTACAAAACAGTAATCCCTAAACCACCTCCAACCAACTTAGCTAATCCTCCCGCAGGAACTTATACTTTAACTGATGATGGAGAAGGTAATATACTACTAAATACAATTGCTAGTGGTGTTAGTATAACTAATGAAATTGTAGGAAATATATTTTATGAACATGGTATAGTTACAATGTTGACAGCCTCATTATCTTCTCCTACTTTATATAATAGAGTTATTTTTGGGTTAGATACAGCAACAAATGTGACTTGTTCTTTTTCATCATCTATAACTTTGTATGAAACTCAATATCGAGTAAATATAAGAGAAAATGAGTTTAATTTTTCATTAAACCCATCCTTATTATCTGGTTCAGAGGGAGCCATATATAGTTTTGCTACAGGTTCTGATTTCACCCCATATCTTACAAGTATTGGAATGTATGATGACAGTCAAAACTTATTGGCTGTGGCTAAATTATCTCAACCCCTTAAAATAGACAGTACAACAGACATAAACATATTAGTGAACTTAGACAGATAAACATGTGGTTATATAAAGGAAAACAAATCAGTTGTGTAGAGGACTTTGGACAACCAACTCCCTATGGTTTCATATACATTACAACCCATATACCTACAGGTGTAGCATATATTGGTAAAAAAGCACTTCAACATAAGGTTAAAAAGAAACTAACCAAAAAAGAACTAGCTGAACAATCGGGACCAGGAAGAAAACCAACATTCAGACATATATTTAAAGAATCAGACTGGAAAACATATTATGGTTCAGAGGTCTCTATTAAAGCCTCCATTAAAGAAGGAAGGCAAAATGAGTTTACCCGTGAAATACTTCAGCTGGTTTATGATAAGAAACTCTTGACATATTATGAATGTAAATATATGTTTGCCTTTGGTGTGTTAGAGAATCCAAAAAAATTCTTAAACAGTAATATTTTAGGAAAATTCTTCACCATAGACTTTATGGTACGATAAAATTTGGTTCCCCAAACTTTTATCTATATATTATATCATATGGTAAATGAACTGCTTGTAAATATATTCAACTCAGTCCTTTCACACGGTAAACCCACATCACGAGGGAATTACTCATACCATTGTCCTTTTTGTAACCACCATAAAAATAAATTTGAGATATGTTTTGATCAAAACTCAACACATTTCCAAAAATACGCTTGTTGGGTGTGTGGAAAAAAAGGTACTAAACTAACTAAGTTATCTAAAGAATTAAATGTACCAAAACATATTTATGAGGAAATATCTTCTCTTTTACCTAAAACAAGACAAATCCAAGAGGAGACAACTCATAAAACAGTAACATTACCTAAAGAATATTTCCCATTATATAAACATTCCTCATCTATCATATATCGTCACGCCATGGTTTATCTGCGGAAACGAGGCGTTACTCTACAAGACATTATAAAATATGATATAGGTTATTGTGAGACAGGACAATACGCTAATTCCATTATTATTCCGTCTTATGATGAAAAAGGAAATCTAAACTACTTTACCTCCAGGTCATTTAATGATTCTAAACTTAAATATAAAAACCCAAACACATCAAGAGATATTATACCGTTTGAGTTTTTTATAAACTGGGATCAACCCATAATCTTATGTGAGGGACCATTTGATGCTTTAGCTATTAAACGAAATGCTATACCATTGTTAGGGAAAAATATTCAACCTAAACTAATGTCTAAGTTAGTGGAATCCAAGGTTCAAAAGATTTATATAGCCTTAGATAAAGATGCTATAAAAAAATCACTAGAGTTTTGTGAAACACTCTTAAATGAAGGTAAACAAGTATTTCTAATCAATCTAGAAGAAAAAGATCCAGGCGAAATTGGATTTATCCAATTCACTCGCCTTCTACATAACGCCAAACCAATAACATTCTCTAAATTATTAGAGAAAAAAATGCAATTACTATGAGTAAATTTAAAAAATCATATAAAAGACTACTTGAAATTTCGGACGACTATCAACAAATAACATTACCTGATTCAAGATATTATAAAAGAAATGGAAAATACTATCCATCTATTACTCATGTATTATCCTATTATCCTAAAGGAAAATATTTTGAGGATTGGTTAAAAAAAGTAGGATATTCCTCAGAACATATAGTTAAAAAAGCAGGCGAAGAAGGTACACAAGTGCATTCCCTTATTGAAGGTTATCTTGAGGGAAGACCTACATATTTTTTAAATAAAGATAAAACACCAAAATACCCCACTGAAGTATGGTTAATGTTTCTTCATTTTGTTGAATTTTGGGAAACATACAAACCAACCTTACTAGAAACAGAAGTACATCTATTTTCAGATGAATTGGAAATAGCAGGGACTTGTGATTTAGTATGTGAAATTGATAATAAAATATGGATTATAGATTATAAAACATCAAATCATATTCATTTAACATACGATATTCAAACAGCTTTTTATAAGAAGAGTTATGAAGAATGTTTTGGAAAACAAGTAGAAAAATGCGGAGTTTTATGGTTGAAATCTTCTAAAAGAAAATTCAACAAAGAAAAAATGCAAGGTAAAGGATGGGAGATGATTCTCTCAGACCGCTCTTTTGAAGAGAATATAGAAATATTAAACACTGTTAAAAAACTATTTGACTTAGAAAATCCCGATATCAAACCTTCATTATTATCCTTTAGAACAGAAGTAAAGAGAAGTTTGGACTCCTAAGATATTATTGTTATATTTATGAAGTAAGAAATTTAAATCAAACAGTTATGTACACAGCAAAAAGAGGTCGCCCATCCATGAAACAACCAGCTGTAAATTTCATTCCAAATGAAGTTAAATTATTTAGGGGAAATGAGCTAAAATTTAGTGAAAGCTTATTTAAACCAATGGTTACAAACACTGAGCTTGATGTTATCTTCTCAACAGAAGGAGGTCTAATGCCTGGAACTAATATGATGTTAGCAGGAGGACCAGGCTCAGGTAAATCAACAATTGTGCTTGATATTTTATCTAAATTAACTCAACAAGGTTTAAAAGTATTGTTTGTTAGTGGAGAGATGGATGAAATTGCGCATTACAAATATTGCAGACGTATGCCTGCCTTTAGTTGTGTTCAAACATTATTTTTAAAGAATTATGCTTCTTGTGTTAAAGAAACATTAGAATACGTATTTGATCAAGGTTATGATGTGATTGCAATTGATTCAATTGCTGAAGTACTTGAAATGTATAAAGACGCATATCGTACAACTGAAAGTAATGCTGAGTTTTGGTTTTTGAATCTTCAAGACAAATATAAAAAAGGAGATAATTCTAAAAAATATTACACTACATTTTTAAATATCCAACAAATGACTAAATCAGGAGATTTTGCTGGTTCAAATCGATTAAAACATATGGTGGATGCTTATTGTAATGTTGAACGTTCAAAAGATGGTCTAGAACGCTCTTTACATTTTAGTAAAAATAGAGATTGTGATAAAGATTTTAAAGTGTTCTTCTCCATTTATAATGGAGGAGTATATTATTCGTATGAAACAGAAAAACAAGACTAAACAATTAAATCTATATAATATGAACTACAAATTTATCCCAGTAAACAACGATTTAAATAAAGCAAAAGCATTTGCTAATACACTTGATCCTGATTATATCAGTAGAGTTCAACGTGTCAAACAAAAAGAATTTTATATTCCTACAATTGAAGTAGTTCAAAAACTACAAAAAGAAGGATGGCTAATTAACGGAGTAGATGAACAACGTAGTATGAAATCCCGTAAGATTACTCACAATTACGTTCAAATGATGCATCCTGATTTTGCTGTTAAAAACAATAAAGGTAAAGATGAAGCATATTCCTCAATTACTATTTCTAATAGTTGTTCAGGTAATCAACCACTTCAAATGAGTTTAGGAGCTTATCGAATGGTATGTTCTAATGGTTTAGTTAGATTTGATGAACATGCTGAAACTGAAAAAATTAAGCATATTGAAATTAACTATAGAGATCTAGATCGTTTTGTACATAGTATGAATGATAAAGCTCAAGAAATTATTGCTCAACTTAATACTTGGAAACAGCAAAATTTAACTGCTGAACAAATTAAGAAATTCGCGTATAACGCAGCAAAATTACGTTTCAACGAAACCGATGAAGACTTCAATCCCGATGCTTTATTACATGCAAATCGCGTAGAAGACGAAGATAACGACGTATGGACTGTATTTAATCGTATTCAAGAAAATTTAACTCATGATGTTAAAGATAAACAAACTGATATTTGGTTAAACCAACAGTTGTTTGATCTAGCAGGTAGAGAGCTAATATACGTATAACCAAATGTATGATCAAATTAATAGACCTATTAAAAGAAATACAATCCAAACCTAAAGCCTTGCTTTTAGCAGGGGCTCCTGGTGCAGGAAAAGGGTCTATATTAGGTGGCTTGAATTTAAGTGGCTTAAAAGTACTTAACGTTGATGATACAATTATAGCGTTATCTAAACAAATAGGTTTTAGTTTAGACCAAAAACAAGCTGACGCTGAAAATAGAAGTAAGTATTCTCAAGCTATGGCTCAAGCTACCCAAAAGCTAAAAAAAGAGCAAATCCCCACCTCCATTTCAAACCGTGAATCTTTTATTTTAGACGGTACATCAGCCTCTATTAAACAAACCTCTGAACTCAAATCTGAACTAGAAAAAGCAGGTTATGATGTTATGATGTTATATGTTTATACTGATTTAGAGACATCTCTAGTACGTAACCAAGAACGTTTTGATAAATCTAAAGGGCAAGATCGAAGTTTAAATCCAAACATAGTTTTAAGAACATGGAATGAAATTACTAAAAATTTCAACATATATAAACAAATGTTTGGGGATAATTTTATATCAGTGTCTAATACAGGTAAATCTGAAACATTAAAGGATATAGAAGACATATTACAGACATATGTTGATCCTTTCCGTCCTACTGACTCAAAGCCTAAAACAGACAAAGAGTTAGCTAAAGCTAAAGAACAAGAACAAAAATTGAAATCAGAAATTCAAGACATACTAATGTCTAGCCAACTACAAAACATCATCAATTCCTCAGTATCTAAAGAGGAAGCACAGTCTAAAATTCAATCCTTTTTAAGTAGATGAACCTTATATCACAATATCTAGTAAATGAAATATTAAAAGATAATACAACTTTAATATATGGAGGTGGATTTAAATTTCCTACTAGAGGTCATCTAGAGGTAGTTAAACAATCCTTAGAACAACATCCCCAATTCAATAAATATATTATTTTTGTTGGTTCTGGTGAAAGAGATGGAATAACTCAACAACAATCTGTTGATATATGGAACACATATAAAAAATATTTTCCATTCAATATAGAAATTATCCCTGTACCATCTCCTGTTAAAGCAGTATTTGACTATTCAAAAGAAAATCCTCAGGAAAATATCATATGGGTTATAGGTGGGAGACAAGATAATGAAGATGATATGAAGGATTTCATAAACCGAACTAAAACAGTAGAAAAATATCCTAATATTACCGCCTCACAAGTTATTACTCCATTATCTAATATTAGTGGAACTAAAGCAAGACAAGCTTTAAAAACGGGAAATAAATCCGAGGTAATATCTTATCTTCCACCCAATATCTCAGATGAAGATATTGAACAAATCATAGATATTTTAATGCCTCCTCAACAATTAAATGAAAATGCCTCATATTCCAAAGATATAGACTATAAGTCCTATATTAAAGAATTAACCAATTATATGATTGAAGATGGATGGAATATCTTACCATTACCTAAGATAATCTTCAAACATGGAGATAAAGAAAATGCTAAAAATTTTCTAGGCAAAACCGCCTACTATAATCCTAATACTCAAACTATAGTTTTATATACTGAAGGGAGACATCCAAAAGATATTCTACGATCATTTTCTCATGAAATGGTTCACCATATGCAAAATATTGAAGATCGTTTAGGTAATATCACTACCACAAACACCCAAGAAGATGACCATTTAAATGATATTGAAGCTGAAGCTAATTTAAAAGGTACAATGACATTCAGAAATTGGACGGATAGTTTAAATGAATCTTTATACTTAGATATTCCTAAATTTAATCAACCAAAAACAATACAACAATATCTTATTGAAAATATAAATGAAATTTCTTTATCTAAAGAAAATGCAGCAGATATAAATGGAGATTTAACTGGAGGAACATTTATTGTAGGTGATATAACATATGAATATAGTATAAAAAATATATCTAATCCTTATAAAGATTTAGGAACATTCTATAATATTCAATTTACTCCTCGAGGGGAGGTAATCTCAATTCCAAAGGGTGGAAAAGAAAATTATATAAAAATATTGTCTACTATGTATAAAATTATAGTGGATTTTATAGAAAAAGAAAAACCAACATATATTGGTATATCTTCATTAGACAATACTGGGGGTAAAAATTATCATACAGTCTATAATAGACTTACAGATAATAATCTTAAATTAATCCCTGGATATTTTAGAAAAGATTCTAATCTTCAATTTGATTCACCTCAAGGTAAAGGAAGATTTATAGTTTTACAAAGAAAAAATAACACTAATGAATCTAAATCTAAAGAATATTTAAAAGAATATAAACAGTATGTTTTAAATGAACTGTTTGAAAAAGATTTACCCATTATAGATAAAGTGTCCAAAAACTTATATATAGTAAGTAATGGAGATGATATAGAGGCTAAATATGATATTAAATTAGAAATCCCTGAAAGAGATCTATGGTCTGTAAATTGGTTTTTCACACCAGATAACAAAAACAAATCCCCAGAAGCTTGGAAACAAGTCACTGCCACTTCATTTAAAGTATTAGAGGACTGGTTAAAAACAAATAATCCCAAAGCAATCTATATATCAGGTAATACAGGAGCTAAAACTAAATTATATAAAATGTACGTTGATAAACTTCAAACATTACTAAATAATAGATATAAAATTGATAATAGTGATGAAGACAGGATAGTATTACGTTCCATTGAAGAAGTACATCAATCTGGTATTAAAAAACGTATGGAAACTTTAAATGAGTCTTATGAACAAGCCTTATCTTACTGGCAAAATGGTGATATAAATTCTAAAAGTAAAATAGAACGTTGGAATAGTATCAAAAAGAAAATAGAAAGACAAGTTATTCAAGAAATATATCAAACAAAAAAACCAAATATTTCTAAATCCTCTAAAAAAGACCCATTTGGTATAAACCAATATGCCCGTGAGTTAGCTCAAGGTTTAGAAGAACAAAAACAAGACAATATCATATACTGTGATATGGATGGTGTTATAGCTGATTTTGATAAAAGATTTAGAGAATTAGCTAAAATGAGTCCTGACCAATATGAAGAAAAATATGGTATTGAAAAATTTTGGAATTTCATAGACAATGAAATAGGAGTAAGATTTTGGGTGGGCATTCCATGGATGCAAGATGGTAAACAACTATGGGAATATATTAAAAAATATAAACCAACTCTATTATCGGCCCCATCTCGAAATAATGAATCTAGACTAGGTAAAAGATTATGGGTCAAAAAATATATTCCTGGTACTAAACTAGTTTTAGCCTCCAGAGTAAATAAACAAGACTATGCTAAACCAAATGCTATTTTAATAGATGATCGACCTGATACTATTATAGAATGGGAAAATAAAGGTGGAGTAGGTATTTTACATAAGTCTGCTGAAGAAACTATACAGAAACTAAAAAGTTTAGGTCTTTAATACATACATATAATTGAACTAAATTTTACTTTAAATGATACTACTACAAGCAGAATCGTTAGGTGTTTTTGAGACATTATCCCAATATGGAGCATTAGGTGTAATCACATTAGGTCTAGGCTCAGCGTTGTGGTTTATGTTAAAACGCCAACTACAATCAGAGGATACACTTAAAAAACAGGTGGATGATCTTCAAAAAGAAATGACTGAGTATATTAGAGGTGACCAACAACACCTAAAAACAAGTATTGATAACAATACAGAGGCACTTCGAGATTTAAAAGATATTATCTTAGAAGAATCAGCCCCAAAACGTACTACAACTCGATCACGAACTACAACCCGTAAAAAATGAAAATAAGTAAAGGTACAGCAATGCTAGGTATCCTTGGTGGGGGCCTAGCTTTAGTTTTAGGTCAACTAGGTACTGTTGGACAAAAACATCATAAAACTGTAGAATCAGCAGTTGAATTAGTTAAGGAAAATCAAGAGATTAAGCATGCCAATGATACTCTAGTTGCAACAACAAAACAACTCAAACAAGTAATCAAACAGAAAGATGAACAAATTCACCAACTTGACTCTATTGTTGAAGAAGCAACTTCATCACCTACTCCTGCTCGTAAGCATGATGACGATGATGATCTTGGGTCTGGCAACAAATTCACTATCGGCGCAATATCCGATAACTAAGGTAATACGCAAAGACACTGTAGTTATAATGTTGAAATCTCAGGCTGATGAGATTAACAGAGTATTTGCCGCCCAAAGAGAGAAAATACAACAAACAACCCAAACTACAATTGTACTAAATACTAACATTGACAGCCTATATAACTGGTTAAGTGTAGCTGCAAAGTACAATGGCTTGCTTTTTTATCATCCTACAGATTCAACACTACAATTGGTTGATTTAAGATACCATACTTGGTATGTTAAGCGTAATGGCTCTATCTATTTAAAATCAGTACCATATCGCGAAAGACCACAGTGGGAACAAGATTGGCGTGATAACCCAGAAGAAATGTATATGCCAACTCCATTCAATCTGTTTGATAACATAAGAAAAAAATATATATTAAATATACAAGTTGTACCTAAACTATAAACCTCAGTTATGGCAGAAAACATTTTAAATAAACAGTTCAAGGAAAAAGATATAGCTCGATTAAGAAACCTAATCACCAAAAAATATGGGGATAAAACGGGTATTCAAGTAGGCTATAGTAAAGTCACACAATACCATGAAGAAGGAGATGTATGGGAAGAAAACGGGAAAAAATGGACTATTACAAATGGTATAAAACAAAATATAACTAAGTTAGATAAAGCTAAAAAAGCACATCTAACTCCCCTGTTTTGCCCTTCATGTAATAATTTAATGAAAAAACGTTTTGATAAAGATTATTATAATATACATAAAAAATGTTTTGATTGTGTTATAGACTTTGAAACCGAATTGAAAAGAATAGGAGCATGGGAAGAATACCATAAAAACATCCATAATTCAGACATTGAACATTTCATAGTTGATTTTAAAAATTGGGTTGAAGAACAAGTTAATGATTCAAATAGTTCATTTATAACAGAACAAGGTGATGTTGAAAATTGGGTTGGTGGTTCAAATAAGAAAGTTATAGAGAACTTAGAAGAAACCATTAATTATTTAAATTCATTAAAAAAATGACAACTGGAATTATTACTGTAATTGTAGCCTTTATTACCGCTGTTATAGGCCCTATAGCCCTAGAATGGGTTAAAAATCGCCTACAGAAAAAAGACAAAAAATCCTCTGAATTAATTGCCGCCATTGAATTTAATGAACGGATAGATAATCAGCTAGATATTATAATGGATACACTTGAGTGTGACCGAGTTTGGTTAGCTCAATTCCATAACGGAGGGCATTTTTATCCTACAGGTCGTTCAATACAAAAATTCTCTATTTTTTATGAGAAAGTATCCTCAGAAACTCCATCAATCCAAAATACATTTCAAAATATCCCAGTATCATTATTTTCTAAAATTATATCCAAACTTCATAAAGATGGAGAGGTAGCCTTGATAAACTATCCTGAGGATGATGAATTTGGACTTCAAAATATGGTTAAAGAATATGAAGTAAAATCATGGTATACTTGGGCTTTACATGATTTGGACGGTAAATTTATAGGAGTATTATCTGTTTCATTTACTAAAAAATCTCACAAATTTACAAAAGATGAATGGATATTTATTCGTCAAAAAATAGGTGTTATAGGTTCATTACTATCTAGTTACTTATATTACCAAACTGAAAAAAAATCATAACATACATATAATAAACCATTATCATGGATACATTTGATTTAAGAGCATATATTTATAATAATCCTTTGTTAACTGAAGATGAGACCACAGACACTATTAGTGATGCTGTAGAAGATGCTCTTAAATTACTTGACCCATCAGATCTTAAAGAAACTGATTTATCAGAAGCAGTAATCACAGAAGAAAAAGAAGTATTAAAGGAAGCTGTTAGTTCTCTAGTAATTGGAGGTCTTTTAGCCGCCCCTAAACTCATTGAATGGTTAGGAAAAGCTATTAAATTTATTGGTAAAAAATTAATGGGTAAAGATGAAAATAAGATAGCAGAATGGATTATTAATTTTGGTCATAAATGGGAAAAACTTTATATTAAAGTTATTATCATGGCTATCAAAACCACTGGATTTGCTTCTAAAATATGGAAAAAAGAAGATGGTAGTATTGATGAACAAAAACTTATTCTTACTGCTAAGGTATTATTTGCTGTGATTTTAGCAGTTGCAGGAAGTATGGCTATTAAAGGAGTACTAGGAACTAACTCAGCCATTATTCGAGCATTAGAATCTACATTCGCTG